TGAAGGACGAAGGCCAGAGACTTTTAAATGCTGTCCAGGTCGATAATCAACGCAGGGCAGATGCGCCTTCAGCTTTTGAAAGAATAGCGACTGGATTGGCCGGATCTGTGGCAGAAGGCGTTACGAAAGGAGCTATGGGAGGTGCCCTTGTTTCTGGTGGAAAAGCGGGTGGTGCTTTAGTTTCTGGTGGTAAACTGACGAAGAAACAGGTTGAATGGTTAATGAAGGAATACAAGAAAATGTGAAAATATCTTAGTAATTTTATTTTATCTTATGTTAAATAAAGTAAAACAATGGAATCAGAAAATACTTATACAGAGATAGACGAAGAACAGGTAATGCAGATGCTGTTTGATTATCAAGAGCATTTATCATCGCCGATCTATTATAGAGCGTGGATGCTTGGAATGAGAAAATATTTCGAAGAGGGATGCACATTATTTATCAAACGGAAAGAAGGCGAACAATACTTACTGTTTAAGAAGCTTTCAAGCCCATCAATGATTGAAGAATTCGTAAATCAATCTTTGGAATTGTTTTCAAAAGTGAAAGAAGGCGACAAGGAATCAACTCATTCAATGAAAATCACCACAAACTGTTCTGGAACAACGACTCTCGAAGAGACGACTGTCGAAGCTCGTTCCGAGGTTGAATCTGAGATGAATCTTCCTGACTAACTTGTCGTTTAATTTCCCGCTTTTCTTTTGCGTAGGACTTAATTTTTTCCTTATTCCTCTCATAATAAGTGCTGTTATTATCCTTTATTCTTTCAATAGCCTCTGGTTGAGATTCCCTTACTAATCTCTTCTCTTTAATTTTCTTTTCAGCTTTGACTTTGGCATCAAACATATTACTCAGAGGCTTATTGCTATTAACATCTTTAAATTCGTCTTCCAACAATTTTCTTTTCTGAACATAATTTTTAAAGGCATCTTTTGTCATCAACGCCTTAGTATGTCTATCTTCCTGGTCATTATCATTTGACATAAAAATATCCCTTCTTTCGTCTACATCCATTGAAGTGGCAAATTTAGTAATTCTCTTAGGCATCTTTTTATTATTGATCTGAATAATAAAAAATCAAAAATTAAAATGAATCCATATAATAAATAATGGAAAGTTCAAATAATTCCTCGGTTCAACCGCTTATATCAGGTAGGTCTTTCATCGGAAAAGCAGATGATGTTTTACAATATAATTTGACTCAGTTTCAATTGACAACAACCACATCGTGTCTTGTTAAAATATTTCAAAGCAATGACAGGATAACTTATACATCAACATCAGTTCAATATAACACTCCGAATCAGACAATGGTTTATTCATTGCCTCTGTCCTGTCGGTTTGTAACTTATAATGTGCAAAACACAAGTATGTTTAACCAGACATCACTAAATTTATCAGTGCTTTATAGATCTTCATTACCAGTCGGAAAGACTTCGCAAATCATCTGGTCAAACGAAGCGTCAGGGGTTGGAGGCGTTAGTGATATCATTGACAATTCAAAGACAAATGCAAAGTCATTTTCGTTTATGGGAAATGTTTCGACAGGGACTACTTTGACAGTTCAGACGTCGGTGGATGGTATTACATTCTTTTCAACTCAGACATCATACACAGTAACATCTGCATCTGATGTCGGATGGACCTGTGATTTACCAGCGAATTACATTAGAATTATATCATCAGCAAATGCGGTGATTTTGTTGTATGCCTCGTCAGTTTAATTATATTAATTTGTTATTCGGACCAAGAACCTGCTTGGCTTTGAAAAAGATATTTAATTCTTCATCCAACTTCTGTGCTTTAATCACTTGAATTGTATTCTGTTTCCGTCTAATAAAATATCCAACTACAAACCCAGTAGAAAAACTAGCAATACTTATTAGTAAATGTAGTTTAAGCATTCTTTTACTTTATCTAAGATAAAATTTGAAAAATTTATTAATATTTATCGTCTATATTAATAAATGGCTAATTACCTGCAAGAGAATATTTACTATAATAGCACTTTGCTAAACACAACATCGGCGCAAATACCTGCTGAACAAGATGATAGACTTCTTAACCCAATAATAAATAATAGTGGAAATTTCAATGTAATGATAAACCAAGCAAAGATCCCGATAGGGACAATCCCTTTGAAACAGACAAACATAGATTTCCACGCTTATGAAGTAACTCTCCAACAGACGTTGGCTAATGGAGAAGTGATTCAAGCGTCTGCCTTTGTTCCGCAGATAGGAGGAAACAGAAATAGTTTTTTGTATAATATCTCACCTCAAAATCAAATCACAAAGTATCAATACAATCAAACGACTGGTGCGCTGACTACAATCTCAACATTATTCGTTGGAGATCTAATTAATGGACCACCCATTCAGCTTGTATGTGACGAATTTGAAAATTATTACATTCTAAACGGCTTGAGTCAAAACATTATTACAGTTATAAATCAAGTTGGAGTGATATTAACAGAGTTAGTGCTTACCAATTCGACTATTCAGTGCTTAGCGATAGATCCGGTTGATAATCTATACATAGGAGTTGAAAGCGCTATTGATGGCTCGTCGGTATTAATTTACGAAAATGACAACAGTCCCACTTTAGTTACTCTAATACCAGCAGGTTCGATTACTCAAGGACCCAACGGAGTTCCTTTATCAGGTATAAATACTGTTTGTGCTGACCAAAGCATTCTTGTGGGCTATGAGAGAAATAATTTTGCTATATATGACGCAGTGAATTTAGCGCTTGTATCGTCCTACCAAGACACGGCAATAATACAGTTATCAAATAGTTCCCAGATCTTAAGTGATTCAAACAGCTTTGCAGTTGTTGATACTGGAGCAATTAATGATATATTTTTAGGCTTTCCTATCGGAGGAGCAGAGCCCACTCAACTTGAAAATATGATTGGTGGAGCAAGCTGGATATCATCTTTAGGATTCAATGGGAGCTCGGCTTATCTATCAGGTAATGACCCAGCTGATAATTTAGGCTACATTGTCGGATCAAACAATCAAACATATTCTTATACTCCTTATAAAACTCCTGGGTCTCCTGCGACTTTAGTTAATAGCACAACTCAAATCTCAACTGGTGGTGTAGTCCGAGCTGGATTTCAAAACGGTTTCGTTGGAAAAGTGAACCTATCTACGGTTCTCACAGGATTCAATACTGACAATCAATACGCAAATGATTATTTCTCACTAGCAAATGATTTTGCAATCCTCGCAGGCGGAAGCCCGGTTTCCGTATCAGAATTTGATATTCAGGGTTCAACGAATAAAATCTTTGCCATAGGAACTGACAATATTTTGTATCAAAGTGCTGTTGGTTTTTGCCCAAAACAATTTTTTATAGATGATAGCAAATTCCGAGTGGGTAATGCAAACACTGGATTTCAATGGGTGGGAGCTGGTTGGCTTGATAATCCCGAAGGACTGCCTTCAACCGCTTTCCCTTTAAACAATTTACAAATTTCGAGCCCTAATTCATCAGTTCTCGATTGGGGCGCGTGTAACCCTGATGATGGGTATGTTTACATTTTAAGAGCAGGGGGTGGGTATTGCGCAGTTGGACAATGGCAATTACCAAATTTAAACATTACTAATGCTCAAACACCAGTAGGCGTCAGCACGGATGCTTCAAGTTATTCCTTTGCGATGGCTAATTCTATAACTTATGGAACTTTAACAGCGCCTTGGATGTGTATCTCGGATCAAACCAGGACAATCCATCTACAAGATTACCTCGGTAGTCATCCTATGAATTTTTTGATTCCAGATGCGGTGGGGACCAGTAATATTCAAATTGCCACATATCAAGGCAAAATTGGAGCTACTACTGTCCAATATCTGGCAGTCGTCAACACAAGTAAGCTGTATGTATTTAATATCACAGATCCGGCAGGCGTAATTACAGTTTTAGATTACGAGTTGACATTAAACGATTTGCCAGTTCAAGGATTTGGAGTTGTAATGTGTAATAATCAAATTTGGTTTACAGCAATTGTTCCTGGTATCCCTACACCAAGCAATGCTCTGTTTTACATTACCTATACAGTAGATGGAACAGGTCAATTTATTAATGTAACAAATAATTTTCTCGGAGATAGTCCGTCAGGTGCTCCCCCTATGAATACAAATATCAATGTGTTATCCTATAACGAAACCCAGAAGGAGGTTTATATTTTAGGAACCAATAGTCAAATAATGGTTTATAATACAACGATAATCCCACCAACAATAACGGCATTTATTGAGGTGTCTGGGAATCTCAATACGGCACAATCCAATTATTTTATGTGTTTCCAAAATCTTGACCATCTCTATAACGGAGGCACTTGGACACAGGTAAATACTGCGTCAAATGCTGTTAAATCGATAGGAATAAGCAAGAACAACCCAAATAATTTCTATCTCACTTATAATAGTAATAACTTGGTTTACAAAGGACTGTATCAAAGCGCAACACCGTCGATTACGAATTTGACGCGTTTTCAACCCATTACAGGGACATACAATATCTCAGCTATCATCCCAGAAGCCGAAGCCACTGTCAACTACAAAGTTTATAGTTTTAGTATATCAAATCAGACTCCCCTTGCTAATAGTCCGAAGGTATACGGAACCACGGTTGTGAGTGGAATAGCTAGAAACTCATTTAACAGTTCAACAATCAACCAGACATATGGTATATCTAAACAAGGTGTTGGAATGGATTATTTAAATGCCACGAATTTGTCGTTAGCTTCGTCGTCCACTTTGACATCGGCAAATTTAGCCTTTATTCTCAACGGGTCGGATATCAACGCTGGGCCTGTTCAGATCTATGATATGGCGGTGCTTATCAATGGGGTAAACTTAGCCTTTACAGACGCTTTGAATAAGTTAATATCACAGGGTTCAACTTTCCATACGGAGCCCAGTGTGTCTCTCAACTATGAAACTGGGTTAGTGACTTTAAATTATACAAATCAATATCCTATAGCTGGAAATGGTATTATTTTCAATACAGCTCTCTTAGCTTTGATTTATTTTCTAAATACTCCTTTGTCTAACAATACGGGAGGAACTTTAATTTTACCACCATCATCAACAAGTATAACCCAGAACTCAAGAACGATTTACCTTTTCAATAATCTAGACCAGATTCTGTTTGAAAGTCAGAGTCTTTATGTTCAAGGCACTTATTTCAGCGTTGTATCAACGTCTCGAATCATTACTGACATAGGAGTGGATACTTCGTCGATTGTGAATAATATCGGACAAATAGTGATTTACAATCCATTTGTGCTTAGAAGTTTTAAGATGAATTCTAACTTACCAGTGAATCGGATTCATATGCGTATACTTTATCAATACAAAGATGGGACGAGTTACCCTTTGGTTCTTGACCCGGGAGCTAACTTCTTTGTCAAGCTCAATTTTATCAATAAAACTTAAACAATACATTCGGAAAACGATAATAAATTTAAATTTCAAAACCAAATTTAAATTTTATTTTTCTTCTCTAACAATAAAGAAAAGAATGAATGAAATCGAAAAAATCGCTTTACTAGATCCCCGAGTGAAAGTCGGCGAGGCCGTTTTTAAAGTGGTCACCTCAGGTTTAACGGTTCAGCCTACGCAGATCCCTGCTGACCAACAGGGAGCCCTCTCAGCAGGTGGTTATACCAATACAATTTTATTTAACAGTGTAATTATTCCAAACTCTCAGCAGACTTGTGTTTCGAGAAGCCCTCGTATTAAGTATACAGTTCAGGTCTCAACTCAGGCAGTTGCGTATTGCAATTCTCAGAATGAACCCGCAGTTATTCTCCCTACCAAATTGAATAGCTTCAATAATTCTAATAATACCTATGCTAATGGAACCGCAAATAATAGCGCAGTTAATTGTTGCTTCAGAGCTCGTCCTTTAATGAGTGTTTGCCAGGCCGGAAATATCACTATCAACTCTGCTGTGACTGCCACTCAACCCCGTTATCTCTTAACAGCTATGCAGAGATATTTACCTGTTGAACTGACCAAGCATCAGAAAGCTCCGTTAATGAATGATAATTTAGGATTGTTAGCGATTGAAAAATCATGGATTGGTGGAACTGCTGCAGGATCTGTTGCTTTTAATATTTCTCCCAATAGTGGTGGACCCCTTAACTCTTATGCTAATTCTTGTGGCCTGTCTCGGGCTTCTTTAGTGGCGTCAAGTGTAGTTTATGGAACGGCTAATGCTGGGCAAGTTGATGTGTATACCTTTCATTTCGAGGAGGACTTGTATCCAATTTCTCCCTTCTCTCCCGGTTATCTTGATGCTAACTTTTTATACAATGTGTTTAATTTGAGTATCAATTTGAATTTTGCATCATTCCAGGATATGCTGTATGATGGATCGGGAGTTGCTTTAGCTACATCTGGTTTAACTGTTAGGGTGGCTGATGCCCAGCTGGAAACAACTTTCATAACAATTGACCCCAATCTGGTTAAAATTCCACCCGTGTGTATATACGATTATTCACTGCCCACTTTGTATGTTAGAAGCGCAGACAATGTTGCCACAAATTCCTATGGCACCGTTCAGTCGGATAGTTTACGCCTTAATTCTTGCCCTAAAAGAATATGGTGTTTTGTTCAGCCAAATATCAATAACAGAGTATCTCAGGCTACTCTTACAGGAGCACCAGCTACTGATAGTGCTTTGTCTCTTGCTCAGGTTAGTGCCACAGGTTTCGATGATACTTCTCTCGGTGCCGTTCAGATCACTTATGGGACACAGACTTTCCTTGTAGGAGCTACTATAAAAGAGCTTTATGACATTTCCGCCAGAAACGGATACAATTCCACTTACGAAGATTTCCTATTGGGTTCTGGTTCTATTCTATGCTTTGACCCGATGAAAGATTTTGGCTTCAACGCTGGGACGGATGTCGCTCAAGGCGAGAACGGCACTGTTACTTTCAGAATCCAGATGAATGTGTCTTGGGCAAATTATTTGAATGCAGGAATGTATGCCACTCCTGTTGCCGCTATCCCCATCCAAATGGTTGTTATTGCTGAGTATGCCGGTCAGTTAGCGTTGTCCAACAACCAACAGGGTCTGTTTTCGCTTGGTGTCATTGGTCCTCGTGATGTTAACGAGATGTTTTCTAAACCTCTTCCGTCGGTTGATATGCTCCCCGAAGGTCTCAAGTCGGAGGGAGCTGGATATGGGAAGCACATCGTTAATCATATGAAAGGCTCTTCTTCAGGTGCTAAATCATCGAAGTCTGTTCTTTCTAAGAAGTAAATCAAATCATCTTATTTTTATTTATTTTCTATGTATAAATAAAAGCAATGGATAAACTAATGAAATTAGCAAATGGTTCATTAACCGATTCAGTGTCTCCTTTGAGGATAGGAACGAGCACTGCGTTTGATGATAGTCATTTAAAAGTCAAATCAACTGGTAGAAAACGATTAAATCCTCATAGGTCTGTGTTGAGAGGGGGTGCTTTGATTTCAGGCGGTGCTGAAGATGAAGACGAAGAGGATGAGGACGAAGAGGATGACGAAGAGGAAGACGAAGAGGATGACGAAGAGGATGACGAAGAGGAAGACGATGAGGAAGACGATGGAACCGAATACGAAAGTGAAGATGAAACTTACGATGGATCTGACTTCTTAGATAACGACTTATTGAAAGGGAACGCCAGACCATATTATTCTCAGTTTCCTATCATTGATTTTTATAACAGAGCAGAAGAACAGCCGGTTATCGCACAGTTATTCCCAAAACGAACTATTTCATCAAAATAATCTAATAAGTATTTTCTCACTATGAATAAAACAAATGTCTCTTATTGATATCACAAAATACTTTGTTCGCCGTGATTTGAGCGGAACTGAAATTCAAACTCTGATTGGAAAGCCACCTGTGCTTTACTCTGACCTAGAAAAATACAAATCAATTACTCAATTACTTCCGAAGAATAGCCCTTATGTTGTGCTTTTATACCAGAATACTAAATTCCAAGGACATTATGTCTCATTGTTTTTAGATCAGGATGGATGTATTAATTTTCAAGATTCGTATGGATACCTACCTGACGAACCTATAAATCAGGGTATGTTGCCTTACGATGCGCCTTTGAAACGATACCTTAGTAAGCTTATTGAAGCGTCAGGACTTAAATTGATTTCTAACAAAATAGATTACCAAAGCTCGAAACACGGGTATGCTGATTGTGGAAGACACGCAAGCCTTCGTATTCTTCTTAGAAATCTGAGTAATGAGCAATACTCTAAATTAATGACTAAAAGCGTTAAAACAGTTCCTTTCCTTACAAGTGACCATATCGCTGTTATTTTAACCTTGAGTGGCCTTGACGATATCGAAAAATTCGATGACAAGAATCAAGGACTTCAAAAAATTTCAAAATAATCGTTCTGAAAAAAAAATAAAAATTTTTTATTATCTTGGGGTAATATAAAAGAATGTCTTTCACCATAATTTACAAAATTCAAAGTATAAATACTAACAAATGCTATATTGGATCAACTTCGAACTCATTAAGTAGTCGAATTAGTGTCCATATTTCCAGTTACAAGAGGTGGATAATTAATCCTTCTCTTTCAAAGTGTTCGTCGTTTGAAATATTCGAAGCCGGGGATTTCGCTACTGAAGTTTTAGAAACTATAAACACCAACGTTTTGAATTTAGATGACATTGAACTTCAGAAGTTTATCGCTAATAAAGAAAAGGGATGGTTAATTAACTTTAAGAATAATGCCGTTAATAAGAATATTCCAAGCCGAACTTCAATTGAGTATTATTATGATAACAAGGATTCAATTTTGAACTCATTACAGTCCAAGTATAAAGACAATGTTGAATTTCAAAACAAGTTAAAACAAAGGTCATTAAATTCTTATTATGAAAAGAAAAGCTTCAACCCATTATCCGAGTTTAAACGCTTATCAGGAATACGGGTTTAATTTTTTAATTACAATTTCATTTAATCTCAAAATTAAATGAAAAAACTTACATTATCAGTTTAGCTCTTCGTTTACCCTTTAATCCCTTCCCTTTAATGAGTGTGTCTAACTTAGATGCGGTATCGGTGGTAAATCTAGCGAATTTTGAAAGACCTGGTAGCTCCTTTGATAGAGTAGTGACGTCCTGAAATATAAATTTATCTGCATCTGGAGTGAGTAAGTTATTGGCTTTCAGCAAACTTTGTAAATACACTTGGCAGTTGTTTGTAAAGGCATCATAAATGAAGTATTTATCGCCCATCATAATCTGAGCATTCTGAAAGAAGACATTAACCGGTATGCTGGGTATACTACTAAATTTGAAAGTATTATCACTTGAATCACTGTTCCTCCAGGATCTGATATTTATAACCTCA